TATCCATGGCTTCACTGATGACTTTCCCTAAGGCTTCGAGGTCATTAAGGCCAAGCAGTGATCCGATACCCTTTAAGGTGACGCTGTCATCTTCCACTTTAACTGCGGCATAGACCAGCGCCCTTACCGCCTTGATTTTCATCTTCTGCAGGTCTTCAAAAGCCTGGTTCAGGTCTCCATAGACTTCTTCTAGTTCGCAGAAGGTGTTCATGTCAAGTTTAAGCTCGTACTCTTTGTCTCCAAGCTTGAACTTAATTCCTTTATTCTTTAACTCATTGCCTTTCATATTTGTCACCTCCTATTCGTTTTTTGAAATAAAAAAAGGACTTACAATACGTAAATCCTTCTAAGCTGATTAATTGATGTTGTATAACTCTTTACTTATTTGACAAATTTTAAAAATAATACTGACTTTTTGTCATCGTTTGACTCAAACTTAACATCCCATCTGCGCTCCATGAATTCAAGCAGATTCATTCCCCGCTCTAAAATGGCATCGGCATTCCATTTACTATAAGATGCAACCTCAATTTCACTGTGTGAACCATCTGCATATCCTTTATGAAATTTTCCTTTTGTAGATTTTTTGTCAGGAAAACTATCATTCTGCATACTCGAATTCTTACTGCTTGATAGTGGTAAGAGATTCCCCAATGAGCCAGTTAAATACTTCTTTTGCTCATCGGAATATTTCTTAAACGCCTTTTCCCAGTATTCATTATCGGCGGTTTGAGGATATACATGCTCTATGGACACTTTATCCTTTTCACCTTTAACAAATAAGGTCCAATCGATTTTAGGATTCCCGTTTTTACTGACTTTTTCCAGTTCATACTCATAAAGGAAGTAGTGTAAGCCGTTCCACCAATAGAAACCACCACCATTCTTAAAGTGTCTACCAATATATGTGGTAAATGATTGAGCATCAAAAGCTGTTGCGGGACTCATCCAATCTTCAATGCGATTTCGCAATGTTGCACAGACATAATCAATGGTGACTTCCCCATTTCGGAGTTGTCTGGTAAGCCGATAGTATTCGCTATTCCTGTATGACGCTAATGCTCTACCAACACGGAATCCCAAGAAAATGAAACGTTCAATCTCCTTGAACAGCTTTATTCTGCTTTCAGTGCTGATGTCTGGCCTCAGATATGAAGCGACCACAAGAGGTCTAAAATAAGCTATCCCTATTCTATTTAATCTATCCAACCATAACTGTTCTCCCGATGATAGTGCCTGATTGTTCAAAGGATTAAATGAGTTGTACCAGTGTACCGCAGCAGACTGAAGGCTTTTGACGTAATCCGAGATTTCTTTTGGAGCTAGTTTCACACCCCTTACCGGCTTATCTTCGTTCCCATTATCCTCTGATTCCTCGTCATCAACCTGATCCCTAACTTCAGTTATTGTTGTAATAGAATCAAGTTTAACTTCAGTTCTAGTAAATATATTCTGTGGAGAAAACTTCTCTTCAAGAAGATATTTGATGTAGTCATCGCCCTTTTGCCTCGTGTACTGAAAATACATGATCCAATGTGCGGTAAGAAAATCATCGTCAGGCAATTGCTTCTTTTTATTTCTGCCCAACTGAAAATATACTTCTTTCCAAGCATCATTGATATCTTCTCTCAGAATCTTTCGCTCATCATCCGATATTTCATGCGGTTCATAAAGCGTCGTTAGATAGATTAGACGATTTTTCAACAGTTCCAAATTTGAAAGCCTTTTTCCTCGATTATTCATAGTTTCAAATGCTACAAATACATCAAAGTCATCTTCAATTTCATGTAAGTTAAACATAAGATTTTGAGTTACTTTTTTCAAAAGAAGTGTGATCTCTGAATTACCATAAGTCTTATGATGGATTGCCAGATTATCCCTAAAAAAGCCTCTGGCATTTTCCAGATTAAGCGTGTAGAAAGTCTCGGTTATGTTTCCACCATCAGGCTCACCGAGTATTCTATGTCTGAGGTATTCAAAACTAGGGTTGTCTATTTCATAGCCAAACTTATACGTGTTTACAAAGTTTTGAGGAGGCATTTGAATCACAAGGTATTCTTCTTTAATCTGCTTTACACTGTAGGATCCGATATAAATATCAGCGTCATGCTTCCCCTTATTTTCAGGTAGAGATTTCATCAAATTAATTATTTCATTGATAAAAATAACAAACGTTGTAAGGCGCTGTTGACCGTCAACAACATGAAAAGGTCTATACGATCTGTCCTTTATTAACCACCGCTCCGCAGTCCAATTATCATTACTGTAATTATTTTTCGTAACTTGTTTTAATGACAACAAACCGGTGTAGTGAAATCTATCGCCCGGAAGATTGACTAGATCATCCCAAAAATCTTTAAGTTGTCTTTCTTGCCAAGCATATCCACGCTGATAGTCAGGAATTTTGAATATCCTGTCTTTGAAAATATTTTGCAGTGATTCGAGTGTTTGCAATTAGTTTGGCCCCCTTAAATAACAGCAAATTAGATATCCTAATCTGATTTGCTGCTTATAATAGCATCATAATAATTGGGAGGTTTCCCCCAGAACTTAATTGATTTAGATATAAGTATTTCATATCTATTATAATCATAATTCCACTTGATTAATATGATAAAAGTAGGAGGCCAGGCTAATATTTTCATTCAATTGCTGAAGCTAAGGCGTAACAGAGGGTTCAATCGGTACAGTGGTAAACCATGCTGCAATGATCGCTTCATCGACATCCACTTCATCCTCGTCTGCGATGAACCTGTAGTTTCCATCAAAGTCTCGCGCAAAGAACGTGCCTTTGAGCTTTGCACTCTTTGGTGCTGGCTTTTCCGCTTCAGTGTCATACTCGTCCGTTGCCAGTTCGAATTTACCTTTAAGGAGCCACACATAGCGATAGTTTCCGTCGTGCTTCTTTGACTTGAAGCCCAGAGCAACAGTTGGAGGAATGTCCTCCTTGCTTTCAATGAGGACGCCCTTGACCACTTTCGACCCCTGAAGCGTGGCGCGGCTGCTGAGAGAAAGCTGATTCAGTTCAATCTCCACCTCCACACTGTCAAAGGATGTGACGATATCTTCGACGATGTCGTCGGAATAGATATTCTCAGAGTTCGCCTTTGGGGTAAGCTTCGCGCTGATTGCACGCTCAAGCTTCGTTGGTGCAGCATAGGTTGCTGCAGCCCCATCATCTTTGGTAAGCAGCGCGATATGAATATCTCGTAATCCAATTTGTCTTGCCATTAATTAACCTCCTTGATTTCCAAATAGTAGTATCTCAGTCCCTTGTGGTAGATCCCAGTGTCCTTCTCATAAAGATCAGCTTCATCAAGCCTTTTGAAACCTGCTTCTTTCATGAGACTTTTTATACTGTTCACCAGCTGTGAGTAATCAGACTTTGACCACACATCGACTTGAACGTTATGCCCTGTCAAGGCCTCTTCATCCTCTTCGAAGCCTTCTCCGTTTTGAAGATACTCGTGGAAGGTGATGTAGGTTTCTTCCTGGCCCGAATACCTTTGAAAAACCACGGGGACCTGAAGACTAGATAAAGCATCTGTAACTTTCTTATGGATCAAGTTCCTCAAGCCCCCTTTGCAGTTCTTCACCTATGACTTCGTTGATCCTGGTCTTGTTCTCCTGGAGAGATTTCTCCGCCCAGTGCTGGGCGGGGATCTTTGTCGTGCCCCACTCTGTAAACTTGCTATAGTAGAAAATGGTGTTATCACCCTTGTCTGGGCCGATTCGGATAAAGTCCACGCCATCTTCCTTCTTCAGGTCAGAGACCTTAATGTTGTCTGCCATGTGGGGTCGGCTGAGATCTGATCGCGGGGCCTTCTTCTCCATGGACTGCTTTACCATCTCGCCAGCTTTGGTCAGGGCTTTCTTCTTGATCGTCTCTCCTGCTTTCCCTAATCTATTCACGCGGTCAATGAGTTCCTGCATCCCCTCCAGATTGATCTTCGCCATGCCTCACGCCTCCAGTGCCTTGATCTCGAGGTACCGCTTCCGATACGCCATGTGATCTACTCCGATGATGTTGTAGACCTTATCCTGGAACAGGATCTGCAGTTTCTGGTCGATCCCTTCCGTATACCGGATGGTGAACGTCACTGTGTTTTCCTCCTGGACCGCCTTCGCAGCGAAATATTCGCGCGCCTTGAGGTCAGAAACCGACGCCCACACTGTCTTGACAGGTTCTACCTGCTTTTCTTCGAATCCATTCTCATTCAGGCTATAGGTCACCCTTTGGAAGGTGATCCTGTGCCTTAATTCTCTGACATACATCCTTACCATTCTTCTCTCCTATAGGGCGCGATAAGTCGGATCATGACATCGATCATCGACTTCATGTCCGCATCTTCCCTTTTTTCATAAAGGCTCACCAAACCGAAGAGGACGGCCTGTTTCAAGGTTTCCGGGATTATCGTCATTTCTTCGATCGGAAACCTTAGGATATTCTGGCATAGCTCCTCAGCGGTGCGGATGAACCCTTCGATGAGCGCATCTTCTTCATTCCCATCGAGCCTTAGATAGAGCTTTGCTTCTTCAAGTGAAACAATCAATGCGCTCACCTCCTCTTATCTTTAAAGCATCAGGCCTGCAGCCTTAAGCTTGGCAAGCAGGGCATTGAAATCTATGACGAGGAGCGGAACCGTGGAAGCGGCGCTGTCTGCCTGCGTTGCCGCAGGCTTAAGCTCCTTCTCCCCATAGGAGATCTTTCCTCCCGGTACGATCTTCAGTTCTCCTCCAATGACGGTCCGCTCTCCACCCTGATCGGTATAGTTTTTTACGTTACTCAAGAGGCGTCACCTACACTTTCTGCTGAAGGACCTTGATCGCTTCCGCAAGGATGAGCTTTCCATCCACACGCTGCGTGGCCTTAAAGCCCACCTGACCTGTTGCTGCAAAGAGCTCATTCAGTCTCTGGAAGGATCTTCCCTGCCTGTCAGCCACCCAGTAGTATCCAAAATCACCAAAGGCGATGGACTTTGCTGTTGAAGCGATTGTCGGCACATAGACCGAAGTCTTCACGGGACGGTTCAGGATGGTATCCGGCGTTCCTGCAGTGATGGAAGGCTGCCAGATATACTGACCATTTCCGTCCTTTAGCTTCCTAATCGCCTTGACAGTGGAGTCATTCATGACAAAGGTCGCATTCTTGCGGTATGGGGACTTCAGGCTATAGAAGAGATCCATAACCTCATCGACGGTGATCGCTGTCGCAGATGCTGTCGTAACGCCAAGAGTCGCACCACCTGTCGCATTGAAGATACCGGTAGGCTTTCCAGTGCCATCTCCGATGAAGAAGGCTTCTTCCTCCTTCGCACCGATACGTCTTGCGAACTCCTTTGCGATATAGGCTTCAAGGTTGAAGACACTGTCGTTCAAGAGCTCCTCCGACACCTTGATCATGGTG